TGCTTCCATGCTTCAAGGTGCACCTGGTTAATCCATTTAGGTGTTGCCTCTTTTGGAAATGCAAGATTTAGTGACACTGCTTGGTCGATATATTGTTGACGAATTCCAGCCTGTTTAACTAATTCTAATTGGTTAATTTCCTTAAAAGTTTTGAAAACCTCTTTAACCGGAATTGGGTCATCAGATTCACTTACATCACTACATAATGTGGCTTTTCCACTAACATAGCACCATTTATCCAATTCTTTTATATCCTGCACACTTCCTCCGTCTGCAAGTATTTTATCCCATGTCTCTTTATTATTTATTCCTGCCTTTCTAAATACTTTTTCTAATTCTTTATTTTTTCTAATAAATGTACCTTTAGCACTTTGTTCAGTATATACATTTGCTGGAATAGGTTCAATACCGGAACTTACACCACCAGCCAATTTACTATTAGACACTGTAGGTGCAATTGCTCGTAAGTGAGTATTTCTCATACCTGTACCAACACACCAAAGTGGTTCACCATATTCAGTTGCCATGTCTCTAGATGCTTGTTCGCTTTCAGTTTGTATTTGACCAAAAATTCTTCTTGTTTCAAACTGTGCAGGTAGACCTTCAAATGGTATACCCTTTTTTTGTAAATATGTATGCCAGCCTAATACACCTAAACCTAATGCTCTACCTTTTTCTGCACTCCTAACTGAATTTTCAAATCCTTGCCTATATTTTGCCTTTTCAATAAACTCTTGGAGTACACCGTCTAAAAACCAAGTAGCTGTGTAAATTAAATCAGTATCCTTCCACTCATCATACTTTGCTAAATTTAATGAACTAAGACAACATACAAAGCTATGACTTTCATCTGTATGTAATACAATTTCACTACAGATATTTGTCATATAAACTTTAAGTGCATTTTTCTTATATGCTTCTGGGTTTTGTTTGTTAACATTACCTCGATACATAATATATGGCTCACCCGTTTGTCTTCTCTTCTTTAATAAATTTGCCCACTTCCTTCTAGACTCTTTATCACCTGCTTCTAATTTTCGCATAAACTTATCACCAACAAGTGCGCACTGATGGAGGTTTAGTGATTGTCTATTTACGTCACCTTTAGGTTCCCTAATCTCTAACCAATCTTCAAAGTCTTTATGTTCAATATTTAAGTTTACACTGGCAGCTCCTCGTCTAACACTTCCTTGATTTGTTGCCAATATTGTTGAATCATAAATTTTACAAAATGGTACAACTCCATCAGTAGTTCCATTTCCAGATATTGGACTTCCTGCAGGACGGATTTGATTTATACCAATACCTACACCTCCACCATGTTTTGCCAATAACATCATTTCAAGATTCTTTCTACCAATATCATGTATACTATCTGCAACATCAATTCCAAAACAGCTAATTGGTAAACCTCTTTCTAATCCAGTATTACTAAGCACTGGGCTGGCTAAACATAACCAACCTTTCCATATATAATCAAAAAATTTAGTTGCCAATTCTGGTTTGCCTAGTCTTTTTGCAACAATAGTGCATACACGCCAATATGCATCTTTAGGTTTTTCACCATTGTACAAATATCCTCTAGATATTGTTTCAACATAAACTTGTGTATTTGCCCAGCTTGGAAAATCAATATCAATTTCCCAGCCTAAATGTTCTGCATAATTTTTCATATATTATAACCTCTTAAAATAAATCGTCCCAATCGTCTTCTTCACCAGCTTTGCTATAATCAGTGGGCCTAATAGCAAAAAAGTCAGTGTGAGTGTGGCCACCAGTAAGATGATAGAACCAATCCAAATTACTAGCTTGTTCTTGGTTAACAATAAAAACTTCTTCATATCCTAATTCCCTTAATTTGTCATTTGTTCTTTGCTTAATAAATTCTTTTAAGTCATTGGATTTTAAGTTTTCTAAATCACCCATTTCAAACATTTTGTCAATAAACTTTTCTTCCAATTCAACAATTAATTTTGCTGCTTCAATTATTGAATCTTTTGACTGTTCACGTAATTCTGGATATTCTTCACACATGTGATTAAATAATTGACATCCCATTCTACTATGCAAAGATTCATCTCTTACGCTCCATTTCATTTGTTGACCAATTCCCTTTAATAAGTTTCTCATTTGAAAACTGTAAAGAACTGCAAATGAACTATACAAGCTTACACCTTCTGCAAATGCACTAAATATTGCTAAACTTTTTGCAACGTCTTGCCTTGCAGATTCGTTTGACTCTAAATCGTTATGAGTATAATCTGCACTTGTATTCATTAGTAAATCAAACTTATCTGCTGTTGCAGGTTCGTGTAAAAAAGCCTCAAAATCTTCAAGGCCTAATGTTTCATTTAAGTAGCTATAGGCAACTGCATGGATTGTTTCTTGACTTCCAAACATCATAGCCATTTGTTGTATTTCATATTTAGGAAACCACTTTGTAACCATTCCTGTCCAATAGTCACTAACTGCACACTCAGTTTGTGCAAAGCCTAAAAGTATATTTCCTACTAAATTTTTTTCTGATTTTGTTAGATTTTCTTTCCAATCTTTTACATCACCTTGCATAGATATTTCAGTATGTAACCAAAATGCCTGTGCTTGCTTCAACCAACCCTCCGTATAATAAACTGGATATTCAAATGGTTTATATGGAATTCTTTCTTCAAATAGTTTGCTCATTATTCTACTCCTTTAAGATAAAACAAGGACGTATAGTCCTATATGTAACTATAAATATCAAAATATATTTATATAAAGTTTATTATTCAAGCTCCTTGTATTTATTTTTTAACATCTTTCTTAAATACTCTGAATGATTGTTCATGTCCTTTTGTGTCTCTTGTCCCTGAACAGAATTTGACTCAAATATTTGCATTTGTCCATTTGACATATTTGCTTTACTTGGGAAAGTTATTCCATCAGGTCCAAACCTATTTTTAATTACATGCCATCTTCCAGTACCAGCTAGCTTGTCTTCAATTTTTCTACTTAATGAAACAACAAAATCTGCTGTCATAATTTTTGCATATGACTCTGCAATTTTTTCTGCTCCAATAATGTCCTCCTCTAATGCTGACCTATTTGCTTGTGATGCTGTCCAAACTGGAATATCATGTTCGCCAGCAAGTCCTCGTAAGTCTTCATATATATTTCCTAACATATGTCTTACTTCACGACCACCACTAATATCACGTAATAAGTCTGCATAATCAACTATAACCATGTCAGGCTTCATACCTTGCATTTTACATTTTTCAATATGTGCACCTATAGATGAAACAGATGCCGACTTTGTTGGATATTGTTTTATAATTAGATTTCCATCCATTTTACCAACAAGTTTCTTTACTTCATCAATACTGTATTTAAGGTCTTGTGCAGATATTCCTGTCATTACACTATCATACCTTAACCCTACATATGCTTCGTTTAATTCTAGTGTATAATGTATAACGTTTAGCCCGGCCTTTGCAGCGTTTGCGCCAACATTAACCAATGCCCACGACTTACCAATACCGGCCGGTGCAACAAATACTCCTAGTTCACCTTTTCCTAAACCACCATCAGCTATATCATCAATTACATCCCAGCCAGTCTTTACAACATTTCTTACACTATCCTTATATCTTTCTTCAATATCATCTTTATATTCATGACCAACATTTCTTTCTGTCCCAGCCTTTAGTGCACCGTCTATCTTTCCCTTTATTCTATCAAAATCATTTACCTTTAACAATTCAACAGATTCAATAATTGCTTTTTTAATATTTTGATTTTTGAAAAATGTTATTGCTTGTTCCTTTATAAAATCTAAGTCATCTGAATTTACATATAGCCATGATTCTTTTAGGCTTTCAACAACAGTCTTTTTTAATAAGTCATTTTCTATTTCAGATACTTTAACTTTCATTACCTCTAATGAGGGTGCAGATTTATATTCATGAAAATAATTAAGTATTGAATCAACTATAAAATTATTGGCTTCATTTTCAAACATATTAGGGTCAATAATATCTGATACCTGTTGTAAAAAACTTTTGTCCGTAAACAATGATGTCAACAGCTTTGATTGAAAAGTTGGTCCGTAATCTGATAGTCTATTTGTCATAAGTCATTCCTGCATAAGTGTCTAATGATAAAAATGTATTTTGAAGCCAGTAGTCTGGATTCTTAAATACTCTAACATTATTCATATTATCTTCTATAATCATTTTTAGTATTTCAAATTTAACAAGTCTGCTTATTGGAGACCTAACACTATTCATGATTTTTTCTTTTGCACTACCTGATATATCAACATCATGTAATTGCATTAATCTATAATTTAACCTAATAGTATCTTCATTTTCAATAATTTTACTATATAGTTTAGCACCATTAATATTGTCGTTTGCGTGCTTAATAATATCATCAACAGAAACATTAGTGTCTTCACATATCATTGGAAAAAGTTTAACAACTGTTTTTAACCCTATACCTCTTATTCCTGGAATATTATCAGATGCATCTCCTTCTAATGTTCTATATATTAAAAAGTTATTTGCTGGGATATTATATTCTTGCTTCATTGTATCACCAAAATAAAATTTCTTTTTTGTTGGAGACCAAATGGATATATTTTTATTGATTAATTGAAGAAAATCTTTATCTGTTGACATTATATGGCATTGGCTATCTGGATACAATTGTTTACAAATATAAGCCATACTATCATCAGCTTCAATATTTTCAACAGAAACCATTGTAACTGGGAGCACTTCTAAATATTGAGTAAGTCTCATTATTTGATTTCTCATAGCCATTGATTCGTCTTCTTGTGAATTGTAATTACCATGCCTAGTTAATCTAGTTCTTACCCTACGATTTGCTTTGTAATTTTCAAAGACCTTTCGCCTTCTTTGGCTACCACCCTTTCCGTCCCAACAAATAATAACACGTGTTGGTTTTATATTTCTAATAGCATATCCAATAGACATTAAAAATCCAGTCATTCCACCTACATGTATACCATCTTCATTTGTTACTGGGTTTGCAGCAAAGCTTCTGATAAATGTATTTAGTCCATCGACTATTAGTATTCTATCGTTAGGACCTGATGGTTTTTCATCTTTTCCAATTGATTCTAAAATTTTGAAGTAATCTGTTTTTGACATATGTTTTCTTTATTATTTTATATAATATAACTAAAATAGTTGGGATAAAAAAATATTTTAGGAAAAAAAAGAGCCCTGTCATTAAAAAAATCGAGGGCTCTCCAGGCTATCAGTGTAATGTATTTTCTAGTCTTCCTTCGGTGACCGTCAGAAAACATTGGTATCAGCTTTACATTATGACCAAAGTCGCACTTGATATGCATACTAAGTTGGGGTCACCACGCCAACCGTATTACCTGTTATCCTTCAGGAACTGGCTCACTGCTAATTTCAATATCATCAATTCCAAAATTATCAACTTTGTAATTCATAATAACTGTATCGGCAATTTTGTCATAAATTTCCTGACGCAATTCATCATTATTTTCTAACAATGCATTGAAGTCTTTTGACATAAACTTATGGTCCTTTCCATTGGCATCAGTATATGTATACCAACTTCCACCTTGCTTTACAAGTTTGTAATCCTTTAGAACATGTAACCATCCACCAAAATCATCAATACCACTTTCAAAATAAATTTCAAATTGTGATTTTCTCAATGGTGGTCCCATTCTATTTTTTACAACTTGTGCTTGAGTTTTGATGCCCATAACTTGTTCTTGGCCATCTACTCTTGCTTTGATTTGTCCCATAGGCTTGAGCCTTAGTCTACAACTGGCATGAAATGCTACAGCTTTACCACCAGAAGTAGTCCAAGGGTCTCCAAACATAACTCCCATTTTTTGTCTAAGCTGATTTGTAAATATCAGAGCTATTCTCTGTCTACCAATCATTTGAGTTATTTTTCTCATTGCTTTTGACAAAATGATTGCTTTACTAGTTGCCCAACCATCTTTACTATAATCTGCTTCACTTTCAACCTTAGTTGTTGCAGCAGCTAATGAATCAACGGCAATTGTTACAAGCCTGTCTTTATCACTTTCACGAATTTTTGTAACAATGTTTTCCATTACTTCAAAAATTTCCTCGATAGTTTCAAGCTGGATGTATAACATATTTTTAATATCTATACCAATTGCTCTTGCAAATTCTTCATTCATTGCATTTTCTGTATCAATGTATACAGCTAGGCCACCTTTCTTTTGTGTATTAGCAAGTAAGTGAGCAGCCATAAGACTTTTACCACTTCCTTCCAAACCAGTTATTTCGGTAATTCTACCAACTGGTATTCCACCATTAGGCCTATTTGAAATTGCAATATCTAACATTGAAGAACCTGTTGAAATCCATTCTGTTAAGTCAGTTGGCGTATCTTCAGAACCGTCAAGAAAGTATGCTACTTTATAGTCCTTAAACTTTTTATTTAGACTATCAGCTAGTACACTAGCCAATGAATCCCTATCAGTTGTTACTTTCTTTGCCATCTAATACTCTCCTATGCAAATAAATCATCAAATGCTTTGTTAATATCGTCAGTCTTTTTAACACCTTCCTGTTGTGAAGTCTGAGTTGTAGTTGCAGCTGGTGTTGATTCTCCTTCAGTTGATTCACCGTCTGGGTTTAACCAATTTTCTAATGCTGCTTTCAAGTCATCATATGAAACTTTTCTGAAAATTTCGTTAATATCTTTTTGACCATTAACAATTTTTTCAGCAACATTTGAATCTTCAGTTGCAGCTGTTTGGTTTGGCTTAACTCTAATAGTTGTTTTACCAAAACTATTACCAGCTTCATCTGGTGTTAAATATTCAACCACTACATCTCTACCACTATTAGGGTCAGTAATATCACCATAATCTGGGTCAGCAATAAAACTTAATAATTCTTGGTACACAGATTTACCAAATCCCCAAAATTTAACACCTTCTGATTCTTTTCCTCTTACAAGGATAGGAACATAAGTTCTCATTTTAGGTTCTAATTTTCTTGACAATTTCCAATCATCTTGATTTCCAGTAGCCTTAAGCTTTTCAGCAAATTCTACAGCTGGGTCAGCTTCACCAAATGTAACTGGTGATAAATAGTTTTTCTTGCCTAAGTCATAGTGAAAATACAATTCAATAAATGGATTGTCTTTGTTGAATTGATAAGGTACAATTCTAATTTGATTTTTTCCAGGTTCTGGCTTCCATAGGTTATCCTGTCTACCTGTTTGAGATTGTAAGTTATTAAGCTTACGTCTGATTGCATCTAAATCTAATGCCATAATAATTCTCCTCTAATTTAATAATTACTAATTGTTATTTTTTTTGTTTTGAACTTCAACTCTAACATCTTGTGCCAAAGTCTTAATTTCTTGCATTGCTTTTCTGATTCTTGTTCCTGCAGATTTGTTTCCACTGTTAAATTTGGTAACATCATCAGCAGTACTATCCAATACTTCATAAAGCTTTTCAAATAGTTCCATTCTATTCTCCTTGTTAATTTTTAATTTATACTAATATAACCATTTTTCTGGATATAAAAAAATTATTTCCAAAAAATTTGTACACAAATAATACCTAATGCCAATATAAGAGATGTCATAGTTTTAAGACTAATACCTTCTCCCATAAATATCCATGTTAAAACTGCATATGAGCTAATACCTAAAGCAAATCCTAAAAATCTACCAGGCCACAACAATCCATCAAAATATTCATACGAATACTTCGTTGCAAAAATAAATACATAGGATATAATACTTCCTAGTCCTATCGATAAAATTAGTGGATTTTTGTCAAACCATTTCCAAAGAAATTGACCATTGGTTTGAAACCAGATTATTGATTGCCCTACTAAGAATAGTAAGACTGCTAATGTTAATTTACTCATATACGTTTTACTTAGATTTTATTTGTTACTTTCTAATATACTAAATTTATTTGACAATAAAAAATTATTTACTATAAATATTACTTTTTAATTTTTATGTGCACAATTTCATGTACACTAGTGTTTATTCTTTTAAGACCTTCATCATTTGTTGTTAACATACAATTTCTATAGTTATCCCAGTTAACCTGGTATGTTTGGTCCAATACACCATTGTTTAATGATTCTATCAATCTGTTTAATGCATTAATTGTGTATAGTGTATTTGTTTGTTTTTTTCTATGTAAACTAATTGTATTTGCTAAAGTACTAGCACCAACTGCATATTCCACATTATATGTACACATTACTTCTTTTTCATCATCAGTATTTTCAAGTACAAATATCTTATTATATAAAATATCATACTTGTCAACAATAGTATCAATAGTTTTATGATAACCGTTTCTTATTGAAAATGTACATAGTAATTGTGTTTTCATTATGTTCTAACCTTAGGTCCTAAAGTTCTCCATTTTGTTTTTCCAGTACCTGAAACACTAAATGTTAATTTGTCATCTCCACTTGACCTTAGTGCAACTTGTGTATAAACTGGACCTTCCTCTGAAAAACTATTTAGTACATACAGATTATTATTTGTATATCCATAGTTTTTGTTTGGATTTGATTCAATTACTACACCTGGAACTTGTTTTGATCCAAATTCTTCAATTATAGATTTTCTTTCCTCCCTAAATTCTTTACCAGAAGATAAATATTGAAAAGGAGTTCCGCTTCCATCACTCATAAACACCTTATATATTGGCAATTCACTAGAACCAAAATACATTTCCTTTTCTAATTCTATGAAATCTTCCATAAATTGTGATGCTGTTAATATATTACCTGACTGGTCTGTTAACATTGTATTTAGCGTATTATATGCCAAGTAGTTTACCATGTATTTTAATACTACATTTGCACCTACACGTCCTTCAGGTAATGTTGATAGTGAAGGGCCAGATGTTTTTACTGTTGCATATATTCCATTTTTACCAAACTTTTTGGAAACTAAATTATATTCACGTGTAACATTACTAAAAAATGATTTAAGTCTTTTACTGTCACCTTGATGATATTCATTAACACATGCTTGTGCAAATGTCCAAGGAGAAAGTCTTGGTTTTGCTGCTTCGGTTAATGTTTTATCAAAACCTCTTCCTAATTTTTTTATTAAGTTATCAACAGGTTTAGTATTTCCACTAAATTTCATAATAGTAGAAGTTATTGCTGAACCTAATCCTTGGAGCTTTCCTTTAATAACTGACATTGTTTTTGTAAACTTGTCTTTTAGATATGTAAGTCCTTTTTTGAAATAATCCTTTAATCCTTCATTTAATAAAAACGTATAATTTTCATACTTTCCAATTTCTTCACCAATAACCATTTTAATTGCATCACTAGGTTTAGATAGTCCATAAGTTGCAGTTACTAAACTTGTTATTCTACCTAGTTGTGCACCTGAGTCAGATTTTTTATTACTAACTTGAAAAAACACATCACCTGAATCTGTTGTACATTTGCCATTACTATCGAACTTTACACCATCCGTTGCAATGTTTTTTATTAGTGAACTAGGGTTTCCTTTAACAATAATACAATCTGGCGTAGGTACTTTACTTCCACCTATTTTTAATTTAGGATTTGAATCATGAGCAGTATAATATGAATCTATTTGTGAGTGTATAAAGTTCCAACCTACACAGCCCTTTGCCTTTGCAAACAAATGAGTACCATTTGCTAGTTCTAATGCTAATATTAAATCAGGTAATGAACATGTTGCAAGTTTACTAGAAATTTCACTACCACCTCTCATTTCACCGTTTGATAGTGCAGATGATAATGCCTTTATTGCAGATTTTTTTGCCTTTTCAGCTTCATTTTCTTTTCCGCCTTTTAGTGCATCAATAAATGGTTGTGGATTGAAACTTAAACCTGCTAGTGCAGCAGATTCTAAAGTTCTTTCATTCCACTTTATTCCTGATGGATTTCCTAAATGTACAAACATCACTCCAATTCCACTAGCAGTTCCAACTATCTTGTAAACCTTTTTGCCATCTGCAACATATAGAACAGTATTTCCGCTACCTTTTTGTGCAATTCTTTCTTCAGGTACATCTTGTTCAGCTGCTTTTGATAGAACATCAGGTGCCTTTCCAAAATTCTTTCCCCA